GCTATTTCTTCGCGTCGGCGAGACTCAGACAGCCGCCCCTCTTCAACGGCAAGCGCCCTTGCTTCTTCCATTTCTTTCTCATGCGCAATGCGCCGCTCTTCCGCTTCCTGATCGCGTCTTTCTTTTGCTAGCCGCTTTTCTTCTTCTGCCATACCATTAACCTCCTGATTGTGGTTGCGTTCATTTTTTACACTCTGTACATTTTGCCGACTCTCTGACCGAAACTTTGCCGCCTCGTCGGCACCAATTGGAACAAGAGACCCCTCCTTTATTGTCCATGTTTTTCTTATCACAAGCGGTATCCCGTCTGCAAAGTCGTTATTATATTCTCTTCCGTCTACAACAACCGACTCGCCATCGGGAACAGTAACCGTGCTATTTTTATATGTTTCATAGCCAACAGATACGTCTGTTAAATGCCCCTCTCTAGCGAGTGTTGCGTCATTTTCTGCCGTTGACGAAAAAACGGCGTCGCACACGACCGTATTATTGTCAACGCGAATGTTGGCCATGCTTCCGCGTATGTCTGATGTCTGATACCGGCTATGACAATTTAGCATAACAACCCGGTTCCCGGCAGGCCACCTGGCACCAGAAGCAATAAGCACTTCGCGAATAGGCTCCCAGTTTTCCCAATCCCATACCAAAACAGGATTTTCCGTTGCAAGAACAACTGGCATCGAGCGGTCCTTCTCGTCGTACTGCCGAACGACGACAGCCGACGACCTCGAATACATACGTCTATAATTTTCAGGCATAAAAACCTCCGTTGCGAACGACTAAAGATCGCTCGCCGTCGTTTTCGACATCCTCTCCAGTTTGTATTTTTTCTAAATCTCCCGGTAACATTTCCGACAAATCAAGCTCTTTTAGCAATCGTTTTTCATCTGCTCGCTGCCTTGCTATTTGCTTCCAGTCCTTTCCCTTTATGCTGCACAGCTCTTGCAATGTGATGTACCCTGTCCTATACGCCTGTTCTAGCGCATTTGCGTTTTTCAGCGGGTCAACCCACTCCCGACCAAGCGTCGGGAGCCAATAACACTGATTATAATGCCACTGGTCTTTACGGTAATCAGCAAGCGTTTTTCCCGGTATTTTACCGGACATAAACTCCATTTTAACAAATTCTTCATAAACGTATTGACAAACTGTTTTTGAAAATATCTTAAACATTGTTTGAAAATACCTATTATCAGCTATCGTGTTAAACTGCGTACTGGCAAAATTGGCCTTGTCTAAGTCCCGCGTCAGTAGCGTATACGAAAAGCCAAGCCCGGCACCAATCCCGTGCAGATAAATCCTTGTCAACGGCTGAAACCCCTGCTCAATATCTGAATCAGGCTGTACGACTTCAGGCTTTTCATTTGTTGACATTATCGCTCCGCGCTCCCACGGAACCGTGTCGTCGTCTGTGTCAGTTATTTGGTCCAAACCTTTTCTGTCGGTCTTTTTTATCCACAACGCAATGTTTGTAACGATCCGGTGTGCAATAATTTTATCTTGCAATAAATGGTCTAGATCCCACGTAAATGGCAATACCGGCGTTAGCCACGGTATGCCAAGGTATTGCTCGGCCTCAATCTGGTGAAAAAACAACCGCATCCGGCTTGCTGGAAACGGCTTGGTTTCGTTATCTATATAGAACTCAGTTGGCTCGTTAAACTCGTTAAACTTCATGCCGTGTACGATTTGCCCCTCGGTAGCAGGAATAGACGTGTCGCTCCACGTATATGTGTCGCGGTGAAAATCTAAACGAGAAGGCTTTAACAATTGAAACGCAAACGGCAGGTGGGAACCCTTGCGAGAGCTAACCGTGTTGAGTAAAATCGACCCCTGATCGAACATTGTACCCAAAAAAATTCGCTGTGCCTCGTAAAACGTTGTCGCCATAACCCCCGTGCGAATACATTGATCGTTAAAACGTTTCCAATCCTCCGACAGAACGCCATTGATTTTTTCTGCCGGCATTCCGTCTTTGTCCATTACTGCGGGGGTCGGCTTTAACCCTGTGCCAACAATGTGATCGAGTATTATGTTTCTTGCGTTTTTAGCATACGCGTTGGTTCGGGTCGCAAGCTCACTGCGAGCAACAAGGGTCTCCCATTCCGTCGAAATCAAATCTGTCATGCTTTTGATGCTAGATAACCAATCGTTGCGTATCCGGTCTTTTGATGCGCCTGGAGCATAGCGCCCAGACATCAGGATGTGTTTGGCATGCTCAATTGCACGGTTGTAAATATACCGGTTTTCACGATTCGCATCACGTTTTTTGTTTCGACCAAACGCGCGCGCCATGTTCCTAAAAATGCTCACGTCGCGTCCTTAAACTTTATTTTTAATATTCCACCGTCTGACTCGTTGCGAATGTTTGCCGCCAGCTGTTCGATGGCCGCGGCGCGACGCAATGGGTCCATGTACCGAATCCGACGGTCCCCGACCTGTTTTTCTACAACACCATCAGTTAGGTCGGTTGCCAACTGCGACTCGGCGCTATTAATGTCGCTTGAACTGTAAGGATAATCCGGTATTGCCATAACACAATTATACACTATAACAACTAAAAGGTAAAGGTGGTTATATAACGTATATAATTTATATATCATCTATTGCTTATGCCGGATATTTCCGGGCGTCGAGCAAACCTCATCACTGCCTGACCTGCGCCAGCTGGTGTGCAATCAACGTAACAATATCCGCCGTTTGACATTTTGTTCATCAGAGCGTTCTGCTTAATTACATTGTTAAGCTCAACAGCTTCGCAATGGTAAACAGATTTACTAACAACAACCTTTTCAAGTTTTGGTTTTGGGCCTCGTTTACCCATTAGTATCTCCCTCCTCCAAAATATGTTGATGCGCGCCTAACCGGTGTACTGCGACTAGGCTTTGACTTTTGTTCTGGCTGTTTATGGTCCTTGTCTATTTTTGTCTTTTGGTTTGTAATTACATTTTTTACGCCGTCTTCACTGTAAAATGTCGTGTCTAAATTTAGAAATATTATCCCGCCGTATATCATGTTCAGACAGTCGCGCAAATGGTCGTTACCACCGTGTTTCCATTTTCTCTTAACGTTTCCATTCCTGTCCATGTCGTCGTAGTGGTACTGTCGTGTAACCTGTTTTATAAAATAATCATCTACATCGTGGGGTAAATGCCAGTCGTCTCGCCTCATGTGATCTCCAACCAAATCTGACAACAACTCTGTTTTGCCGTAATAGAAACCTTTGCCGGTGTCATATACCAAATCTTTTTTTGGGTCATCCCTGACGGCTCCGATATACGGATACACCTGAGACGTACGCGAACAAAACCGGTCAACTAGCTGCGGTCGATGCCCACCTCGGTCCATAAATCCGTGCGCAATTGTCATGGGTGAGTTATTAACCCCTCCAAAATACTCGACGCCGAAAATAACCTCCGATATTTTTTCAAACGCTCGATCATAATCCTGACCGACCTCATCTATCGAGCAATTAATAAACCCATAACGCAAAATCCAGCTTTCTAAATATTTACCAACACCTTGTACAACAAACCAAAACCCATCATCTTGAGTGTCTATACCAAGCAACAACGCAATAACCCCGTGCGGGACCGACAACTTGTCTCCGCACTTTGAGAAATACTCTGAGTTTTCTGCGCGTCGCCTTAATATTTCCTCTTGAACCCGTACCACGTCTTTTCTGTAAAATCTTGCCATGTCGTTGTTATTATAAGTTGCCAGCGAAACGGTGTTTTTTTTTGCCTCAAAAAAACGCGCCAAGCACTCACTAAACGTATAATTTATATCAACAAGTCGATTCCAAGACCAGCACACCGCCGTCGCGGTTTTTGGGTTTTCCCCCTCTGACTGCGACCATGTGTAGCTGTCGCTGACCCGCTCTGCCATTTCGTTTGCCATCCACTCGATACTATTTATGAGCCGGGCGTGGTGCTGTTCTTTGATTTCTCCGCCGCAGTGCGGGCACTCCAAAAAACAACAATCACCACCCGCAACTCGGATTTTGTGGGGGTTTTTTGTTTGATATTTATTTGACATTTTTATCAACCGATCTTCCATAACGAATTTTTTACCACAAAAAACGCATGACACGTTCGGCCTCATTATTACAGTACCTGGTCTAAAAATTTCAGGATACATTAAGTCGTTTGGGTTGTTCGGTGACGATTCTAAAATGACCCGGCGGTCATCTGGCGGGTAAGCCTCCTGGCGCCCCTTGATTTCAAGCATTGGATCGAAGTCCACTTTTTCCGCCTTAGAAACCTCTGACCATATCACAACCCCGGCCGGAAAGGTCGCTATATCGTTCCTGTTTTGTGCGCTTGCCACCCCCCAAAACGCAGAACCTAGTTGTATGTTGTCAATAGCCAAATCGTCGTCTTTCCCAGACCAAAACCTCGACAGCGAAGGATTTTTTTGTATCATTGGCTTTATTCTTCGCTTAAATACGCGCCTTACAATCTTTTCGTTGCCATAAACAACCATCCCAGAACATCGTTTAATCGCGATTGTATAGTACAGCATCATGTCGGCTAAAAATGATTTGCCTGTTTGTACTGGACCTAACAGTATTATTTTTTTCGCCCAATGGAACGACATCAACGGATCTTTTTGCCATTTTTTCAGCCGAACCCTGCCAGAATTTGTATACCCGGATTCCAATCGAATGTTTTTTTCTACCCACTCAACAATGTCGGGGCTAGGTTCCAAAGAAAAGGCATTAACTTCCGATTCCGTTAAATGATAATCGACGTAAAGCCTCACAGCAGATCCTCTTCTGAAAGATGGCTGTAATTTGAGGTTTTTTTGCCTTGAGTTTTTGCCGTATCAAAACAACCGGCCTCTGACTCAGCCTTGTCCCCGCCCCCTTCCGTAAGCGGCTCATTTAGTTTTAATTCTGCCGCCCGTATTTGCTCCAACTCTTTTTCCGTTGCCAACGCACTGGCAGCATCAATGTATTCAGACATTGCGGATTTTACAAACAAAAACAACGCATCTTTTAGTTCTTTTTTGTTTAAATTCAACAACGTGGTGTATTTCTTTGAGCAAAACGTCTCTAAATGGTTGCGCAACGACTCCGCCCTTACATTTAACACCGACAAGTGGTCGGACTTTAAAACGTACCGAGAAAGATTTTTTGCCGTTTGGCTCTTTTT